CAGCATTAGATTCTACTGAACTACCTAATGCCTCTTGGGAAACCATCACAGGTCCTGATGGTTTAGCAATCCTTCGATTACGTGGAGCGTAAAAATGTCAAAACAATTAGAACAAATGAAAATACGCTTATCGGCGGTTGCACATGGGGTGCAGATCGCCGTAGGTGATGCATTTAATTTAGATAACTTTGCCAAGTTATTGTTGAAGCTTGAATCAATTGATGAAATGACGCCACAACTTGCTGAAGCTCAAGCCTACGCGAAGTACTTACCAATCGAAGGTTTAGAAGGTGCGGTCATTGGTTCTGCAAGTGTCTTACAGCGTAAGAAAGGTGTAGGACGTGGTAAACGCTTCTCAGGTCAAGGTAATGATGTGCCATTGGCTGAGGTTGTATACGATGAAGTAAAACTCACCGTACAACCGGGTGTTATTGGCTACGAAATCAGTATCTTTGATGCGGCAGCAGCATTGAAAGCTGGTATCCAGCTAACCACTGACAAAGTAGCTGCTGCTCGTTTGGCCTATGAAAACCATATGAGTGATGTGGCATGGTTTGGTGAGCCTGAAACTGGTTTACTCGGCTTCTATAACCAGACAGGTGTAGAGGTAATTTCCTCTACGGTTGATTATGCTACAGCTACAGTTGAAGCTGTACTTGCTGATATCAATAAGGCAATTAAAGGCGCTACCAATGCATCTAAGTTTGATAGCAGTGTTCAACCAGACACTTTCGTGATGCCTGAAAATAAGTTCACGATTCTCGCAAGCCGTATTGTTCCAGACTCAGCAGGTAAAACTTTCCTTGAATATATTAAGGAAAAGAATACTTTTGCAATGCAAGGTAAAACACTAACGTTTACTTCTGAAAGCACGCTTGAGGGTAAAGGTGAAGGTGGTACGGACCGCAGCATTATTTATCGCCGTGATCCAAGCTGTATTACTTTCCGTTGTAATGAACTGGAATTCTTGGCAGCTCAACCTATCAATTATGTGATGCGTACACCAGGACACTATATGTATGAAGGTGTCTATTTAAAACGTGTCGATTCTCTCCGCTATTACGATGTTGAATAAGGAAAACTAAACATGCCAAAAATTACTTACAGCGGCTCTCAAGCCGCTTTTTCTTTTGATGGGATTCAGGTTGGTAAAGGCCAAACAGTAGAAGTCAGTACCAAGGATTTCACAAGCATTTCTAAAGGGAAAGCTTTTAAGTCACTTGTTGAAAAAGGTGATCTTGAAATTCAGGAAATCCCAGATGATGAGTCAAAAGCAACGGGTAAAACAGGTGGCCGTGGTGGTAAAGGTGGCAAATCAAATGATGGAGCAGGCGACCAGCAAAAGGCAACTGATGAAGCAGCTTTGGCCGCCGTGAAAGCTGAACTAGCAGCGCTTGAAGTTACTTTCAGTGATGATGAAACCCTTGAGCAATTACAAGCAAAGTTAGCTCAAGCTAAGGAATAAGGTGTGCTTATGGACGTACAAACGTTTCGTGAAAAGTTCTCGACTGATTCGAGTTTAATGTCTTTGCCAGATGCAAGAATTCAGGATGCATTGGAAGAAGCAGATTTGGTCGTATCTCAAATTGAGTTCGGGGCATTAAAGGAACGTGCTGTAGGTCTATATGCAGCACATATTCTTAAAGTTGGTACCGCAAGCGGCAATGGTGCAGCTTTTAGTAACGCCTCGAGCATGACAATCGCGGGCCAAAGCGTGAGTTATTCCCGATCATCGAAAGAAGCTTTCTATGATCTCAGCATGTATGGCCAGCGCTACCTTGCCTTAAAAAATTCCATTCCAATCGATGATGAAGGCACTAATCCTAACCATTTAGGCGTCGGTGCTTTTGTCGTATAGGAGATTCCCATGCCTTTTAAATATCAGGCACCAAAAGGTTACAAGCCAACCAAAATCGTTATTGCTGGACAAAACCTAGATATCAAAAACGGCGTTTTAGAATCCGATAATGACATTATCCATATTTTAAAGCCCTTAGGTTTTGAGCGTTTTATCGAAGTGTTTGAGCCAAAGAAATCGACGGCCTCCGCTAAAGAGTAAAAGGCTATGAGCGATTATCGTGTTGATAGGCAAGTAAACTTTGATGAGATGAATGATCGCGTTAGGTTTGAAATAAGACGCACGATTAACGCTCTTACTTTGCGCTTACAGCGGATTGTTCAGGAAGACATGTTAAGTGGCCAACGACTTAAAGTTCAGTCAGGCCGCTTACGTGGATCCGTTTCTTCTAAAGTTGATGAGGATAAGGATTCAATTGAGGGAACGGTGGGAGCTGGTGGTGCATTGGTGCCTTACGCACCTGCACATGAGTTTGGCTTAAATGGTTCTTTGGGTGTTAAAGCACACCTAAGAACAATTAAGCAGGCTTTTGGACGACCTATATCACCGATTCAAGTCAATATTAAAGCTCATTCAAGGAATGTACGTTTTAGAGAGTTACGCTTCATGCGTGATTCACTGGATATTGTGGCCAAGATTGTGCCGAAAAATATTGATGCAGCAATTGAGCGGGGGTTAGCAAGTGGATAGTGAAGCAATCTATCAAGCGTTGTTTGATCGGCTAAGTACAAATGTTGAAGGGATTATTACAGTAAGTCGCCGTTTACGTCACTTTAACCATGTGACCGCAGAACAGCGCCCAGCCATGTTTATTACACAAGGCAATCAGCAAGAAGTGCCGGTTCATGGTTTAGATTCAAAAGTTGAACTAGCTGCTGAGGTTTATCTCTATATCCATGAGGCTGATAGAGGTAAACCACCATCATCACAGATGAATGTTTTCATCGATCGTGTACGTGAAGCTATTCAGCCAGACCATCCAGAATTTAGCGAATATCAAACCTTAGGTGGTTTGGTAGAGCATTGCTGGATTGAAGGCACGATAGAAGTATATGAAGCAGTAGAAAACATGCTGGATGATCAGGCGATTGCCATTATCCCTATCCGGATCCTCACAACAAACTAGTAAAACATTCATTTTATGACCGCCTCTATGGCGGTTTTGTCATTTTAGAGAGGTCAAAATAAATGGCTCAATATTTATTTGGTGCTGGCAAGATCTTTGCTACACCGATTCAAGATGTTTATGGGCAACCGATTAGTAATCCCACCCCAGTTGAGGTGGGAGTGATGCAATCCGTTGGTGTAGATATTAGCTATGACTTAAAAGAGCTTTTCGGTCGTGGTCAATTCGCCGTAGAAGCTGCACGTGGTAAAGGTGCCATTAAATGTAAAGCTTCTTTCGGGCGAATTAACGGAACCTTGTTAAATTCTATTTTCTTTGGTGGTGTGGTTGCTGAAGGTGGAATCGAGACAGTATCCCAAACCATTAATGGTGAAGTGGTACCAGCTGGCGGCTTGGTTACACCTCCAGTTCCTAATGCTGGCACTTATGTTAAGGATTTAGGTGTTACGGATGGGAAGGCGGTTCCGCTCAAACGTGTAGCGTCAGCACCAACAGCAGGGCAATACAGTGTAGATGTGGCTACAGGTGCTTATACATTTGCAACGGCGGATGTTGGGAAATTTGTATTCATTAGCTTCCGTTATTCCGCAACAGTAGCAGGTGGTAAGTCAATCACCGTTTCAAACCTAGACATGGGCTATACGCCCGAGTTTGCCGTTGATTTGCAACGTGACTACAAAGGTAAATTCATGCACATGAATTTCTTCCGCTGTACCAGCAACAAGCTTGGGTTTAGTTCAAAACAGGACGATTTCGACATCCCTGAGTTTGAATTCCAGCCTATGGCTGATGATCTTAACCGTGTCTTCAAAATCGATTTATCGGAGTAATAACAAATGCAATTTAAGCAAGTTGACAACCCGCGTGGGAATGGTAAAGAAATTGCTGGTAAGAATTGGGTGTTTGCTCCAGCACCCTTAGGCACTCTTGAGCGATTTGAAGAACAATTGAAATCCAACAATGTACCAGTCTCGGTAATTATTGATATGGCTCATGTTTGTCTAAAACGAAATTATCCAGATATTACCCGTGAATACGTTGCTGATGAACTTGTAGATATGGCCAACATGGAAGAGGTTCTAGCATTAGTGACCAAAACATCAGGCCTAGACTATTCGGGTAATACTACGGGCACGGGTGAAAGCTCGGGGGAATAAATTGGGAGGAGCTGTACACGCATTTAGTGCTGACGATGGGCAAAGATTACGACTATGTACGTAATGAAATGGATCTTCCTAGATTAAGAGCATTAAGTGCGTATCAGCAAATTAACCCTCCCGCACATATCGGAATACAACGCCTTTGTCGTATCTTGGAAGCATTCGCTGGAATTGAAGAGACAGACCCAGCAATCACTCTTTCAGATGAAGATGAAGACGATATGCTAGAAGTTTTAGAAAGTTTCCCGCAGGGTGGTTAAGGCCACCCTGTTTTAGTTTTCAATGTGACAAAAAGTAATCGGTTTGTTAAATTATGCTTACTTTATAACAACCGGTGAAATCATGAAAAAGTTTTTCAAGTGGGTGCTGATTCTATTTATAGGGTTCTTTCTTTTGGGTGTTATTCTTAATGTATTAGGTGTAAAAGGTAGCAGTACTGAAAATAAAACTGAAAATAGCACAAAAGAAACAAAGGATTCTAAATGGCAATATCAAGAAGATATTTCCAAAATGACAGACAAAAAGAATATCTACGTTACTTTGAAATCAGATTCAATTTGGATGAAAAATGGAGATCCATCGCAGGCAGTTATTCCTGATTTAACATTCAGATGCCAAGATGATTCGGTTGATGTAATTTTATCTACTCAAACGCCTTTAAGTCCTGAATATGGAAATGCTTTGGGCAAAACTCTTAAAGCTAGACTAGATAACCAAAAAGCCTTCAACATTTCATTTAGTAATGGACAAGGTTCATACACAACCTTCTTTGCAGAAAAGCCAAAACAATTAATAGAAAAATTAAAAGGACATAACAAATTGTTGCTTGAGGTGAATGTTCACCGCCAAGGACCATTTGTTATTGAATTTAATCTTGATGAATTTGAAAAGAATTTAGATCCCGTAAAGAAAGCATGTAAATTTTAGCTTAAAGCACCTACGGGTGCTTTTTTAACCTTTTAAAAACCACCTTCAGGTGGTTTTTTTATGCCTAAGAGGTTGGTATGGCAAATAATAACCGCGTTGAAGTTCATGTAGGTGCAAAAACATCCGAACTTAAAAAAGGTATGGATGATGCTGAAAAAATTGTTTCTGATTCTGCTAAGCAAATAGAAAATTCCACCAAAGGTGTGAAATTTAAGTTTGATCTTTCCAGTGTCAAGCGACAGTTTGATGATGTATCTAAGTCTATTTCCGAAGGGTTTAGCAACCAAATTAGTGAAGCAATAGGCGGTTCAAAAATAGGATCGGCATTTGAAGGTATTACTTCCAAGTTGGGAGCTCTACGCGGCGGCGCGCTTGTTGCTGCAGGTGCGGTTGCTGGATTGGCAGTTGGAGGTGCTGCAGTTGCAGCAGCAGGTATGGCTACACTAGCCATTGAAGTAGCTAATAACAATGTTGAGCTCGCCAAATTCTCCGCCTTAGCGAATACCTCATTGCAATCTTTTCAAGGGTTATCTGGTGCAGCCCAAACTTTGGGTTTTTCTCAAGAAAAAGTCTCAGACATGATGAAAGACTTTAATGAAAAGCTTGGGGAATTTGCCTCTGTAGGCTCTGGTGGGGCAATGGACTTTTTTGAGCAAATCGCCGTTAAAACTGAAGGTAGTGCGGCTGGGGCGAAAAAGCTTGCCGAAGAAATGTCCAAGATGGATGGAGTTGAAGCTTTACAAACTTATGTCGATAAGTTGGAAGAAGCTGGTGTCAACCAACAGCAAATGTCTTTCTATCTTGAAAGTATGGGCTCAGATCTCACAGGCTTAATTCCGATTTTGCAAGATGGCGGTAAGCTTTGGAAAGAATACCAGTCTGCTATGGAAGAAGCAGGGATTATTACTGGTGAAGAGGCAATTCAAAAATCCATTGAATTAAAGGCTCAAACTGAAGTACTTCAAATGCAGTACACCGGTTTAAAAAATCAATTGGCTCAAGCTGTAATGCCAGCTTTAAGCGGTGTTATTAGTCATTTTATGAATGGCACCACAAAAGGGGGAGCATTTACTGGAGTTATTCAGACATTAGGCTCAGTTGCCAAGGGCGTGGCAGTTGTTATTGTTGGGCTTGGAGCAGGTTTGCAAAATCTTGTGCGTTTAATGTCTGGTGTGATGAGCAACCTAAGGACTATTGGAAGCACTGCCGTAAACTTTGTAAATGCGGATGGGATATTGGCCAAAGGTAAGGCTCTAGCAGGTGGTGTAAAAGCTATCTGGACTGAAACTAAAGATACTGTGGTTGATATTGCTGGTACCACCAAAGCTGCAATTAATTCAGCATCTAATATTTTTAGTGGAACACCCTCATTTGATCGCTTATCCCAAGCCAAAATTGATATCCAAAATGCTCAACTTGGTAGTAGAGGTGGAAGTAAAGGGGTTACTTCTGGTATCGGCCAAAATAAAGCACTCAATCCAGAGGGTGCAAAATCAGACAAGGCAAAGCAGGGTAAATCCGATGCTGTAAAACAAGCAGAACAGGCCGCTAAAGCACTTGCTGATATTCGGTATAAATATGCATCCGAAGAAAAGAAAGTCGCTTTAGATCTTCAGAAGGCATTAGATGAGATTGAAAAATCTAAGATGACTGCCGATGAAAAAGCCGCAGCTAAAGTCAAAGCCGAAAAGGATGCTTCAGACAAGATTATAGCTATCCGTTTAAAAGAGTTTGAGGAATACAAAAAAGCTCGTGAAGAACAGATCGACAATTTTCAACAACAAGCACAGCGTTTATATGAAATTGAAGCGGCAAGAATTCAAGCCGAGTTTGATGCCAAGAAAATTTCAAATGTACGTAAAGTTCAGTTGGAAAAGCAATTAGAAGATCAGTTACGCGAAATTAAGCGGCAAGGTCTTTTAGAGCGGTTGGCTCTGGAGAACGAGCAAACCGGAATTACTGGCAAACAGGGTAATCAAAACCAAATCACAAACAATATTTCTGATTTAGAGAGAGATCAGAAAGTTGCTGACACTAAGTCTATGGGCTTAATCAGTGATGCGGAAATGAAAGACTTTGAAGCTAAGTTCGGTGGGTTTACTTCTCGGCTTGCAAATCTTTGGGATCAGGGCATTCAGTCACTTATGAATGGCACCTTAACTTGGAGTAACGCAACTAAAGCAGTACTTGCCGACATGGGTGCATTTGCCTTGCAATCTGCTACTAAAGAGCTTCAAGGCTGGCTAAGAATCCAAGCGATTAAATTAGCTAGAAAGCTTGGTTTCGTTGGCGCTGAAACGGCGGCGGAAGCTTCTGGCCAAGCTGCTCAAACAGGGGCAACAATTGCAGGTGAAGCAACTCGTACCAGTGTTACTGCTGCGGGTGGTTTGGCTCGATTGGGGTTAAAGGCTGCTGAAGCTATCAAGGGCATCATGATGTCTGCATGGGAAGCCATGGCTGGAGCATTTAAAGCAATGGTTGCCATTCCCTACATTGGTCCAATTCTCGCCGTCGGTGCAGGTGCTGCTGCATTTGGTTTGGTGGCTGGTCTAGCTGGCAAGATCAAATCTGCTCGAGGCGGTTACGACATTCCATCAGGTGTGAATCCAGTTACCCAACTGCATGAAGACGAAATGGTTTTACCTTCTCAACATGCAAATACTATTCGTGAAATGGGTAAGGCAATGCGTAGTGGTGCAAGTTTTGGAGCGGCGGCTGCGGCAGAAGGTGGTCAAAGTGGAACTGTAATTAACCTTGGTTTCCTTGATACCAAAGGTGCAGATCGTTGGTTAAAGAAAAACAGTAAAGCAGTTGCGGACAGCTTAAAGGGTTATCGCCGTAATTTTGGTAAATAAGGGGGTATAAGTGTCAAACGTATTATTTCCAGAGTTACCCGGTCTTGAATGGGATACCTCAATAACCCCCATGTTCAACACCAAGATCATGACTTCAATTAATGGCCGAGAACTCCGTGCGAGTTTTCAGGCTGCTCCAAAATATGAAATCTCGTTGTCTTACGCTTTTTTGCGTGAAAATAAGGGGAGAAAAGAATTGCAGCAACTACAAGGGTTTTATCTAGAACGTCGAGGGGCGTTTGATTCATTTCTTTATAAGATGCCTGAGGATAATGAGTTTAGCTGTACCTTTGTTGGAGATGGAGCTACAACCTCATTTCAGCTTTACAAGGATATGTATACAAGTCAATTGCCACTCGGAAATACAGAAGAGCAAATTGTCGGTGAAGTGAATCCTAATATGTGGAACCAAACACCGGTTAAAACCATGTGGAATTCCAACCAAGAAAAGTTGATGTGGAATACTGCATTTGCTCAAGTGACGAGTGAAGGCAAATACATTCTTTCACAGCCAATTGAGGAGGGAGTAGAAGTAACTGTAAAGGGGACTTTCTATTATCGATGCCGCTTTAAAGATGACACACAACAATATGTCAACTTTATGCATAAGTTGTGGAAGGCGAATAAGGTTGAATTAATCGGATCCCTAGGAGCTAAGATATGAGACAAGCATCACCTCAATTAATAGCTTTATTAGATGCCGATCAGTTCATTATGGCCGATCTGTATACCATCACGACTATTCAAGGTATTGAGTACTGTTATACCAGCTATGACGTAAATTTGACGGTACAAGGCAAGGAGTTTCGTGCTGACGGACCAATCATTAGCCGCGAAGGTACCAGCCTTTCATTAGGCATTGAAGTAGATAACTTATCTATCAAAATTGAAACTAATGAAAGCACTAAATTCGGTGAAGTGCCTGTAGCGCAGGCATTTCACAACGGCATTTTAGATGGGGCTCGTTTTAAGCTTGAACGTATTTTTATGGATATAAATACCCCTACAGATACCAGTGCCGGAACGTTAGTTTTATTTGAGGGTCGTATTGTTGAGCCTGAACTCGATCGTTATGAAATTAACGCAAGTGTGGTTTCTGAAGTGGATGACTTAAAACTTCAAATGCCTAGAAACTTATATACACCAGGTTGCTTAAATACTTTGTTTGATAGTGCTTGTGGTTTAAGTAGTTCCAATTTCTCAGTAAACACAACCATTGGCCAAAATAGTACGCCTAACCGGATCCTATGTAATTTAAGTCAGCCTCAAGGTTGGTTTACTCAAGGCGTGGTGGAATTTTTAGAAGGCGTAAATATTGGAATTAAACGAACTGTGCGCTTGCATGAAGCAGGTGCTTTGCTTCTGACTTTACCACTGTTAGAAATGCCTGAAATTGGTGAAGCAATCCGTGTATACCCCGGTTGTGATAAGCGTCTTGATACATGTACCAATCGATTTAACAACCGTCCCCGGTTTCGCGGTGCGCCATTTGTACCAGTACCTGAAACTTCTGTTTAAACACATTTTAATTTACCAAAGCCCTTGCATTTAGCGGGGCTTTTTTTATGAGGCTATAAATATGGCTTTACCAAATAGTGATCAACTTATTGGGCCAACAGTTACCGAAGCTCAATTTAAAGCAGCATTAAAACAGTTTCTTGAAAATACGGCGGGTATTGATAAAGTCGATAAGATAATGACGGCTCTTGATAACTCTGCCTTTAGTATTTCCGGATTTATTAACTCATCTGGCCAACTAGCTGCTTCAACTGTAATTAAATCTACTGATTACATCTCTGTAATAGAAAACACACCATACCGTGTTTTATCTCAAGTGACTGGAACGGCAAACTATGCTTGGTACACAAAAGATAAAGTTTTTATTTCAGCATTTGGTACTGATCAAACAACACTAGTAGAAAAGACTTATACATCTCCACCTAACGCAGCATTTGTTCGCTTGTGTGCATATGGTACGGCAGCTCAAGCAGTCGCATATATTCGTGGTGATGTATATAAAATTGACCAGATTAAAAAAATTATGGAGCAGCACACTCCAAATTTGTCATCAAAATCGATTTCTTATGGTTCGACAAATGCCAGTGATACATTTGACGCATTAATTGCCAAGCAAAGTACAATAATTGCTAATCAGAATTTGGGCTTAAATCAACTCGACATCATTACGGATGATGCCAGCCCTTATTTTGTGAATACTTCACAGTATGTAAGATCAGTTGGCACACCAGCTAATTTTAATGCGGTAAATATTTTGTCGCGGGTATCTGATACACAAATGACCGTTTCAGATGCTTCGGCATTCGCTCAAAATGTCTCTTTTGTTGTTTATGACAATGTTGCAAATAAATATACAAGTCACAGTACCTTAGCAATAAATGGTACGACTATTACTGTCTTTCCAGCTTTGCCTGCAAATCCTTCACAAGCTCAGACTATGCACGATAGTTATGAAGGACAACATTTAAGCTTATTTGGATATCGTGGCTTATCAGACTTTATTGTTGATTCTATTCAAAAGTATAGCTATAAAAAATCTGATAATTTGATATTTAATTTCAATCCATCAAAGTATGTGAAACAGACGAATTCACAAGGTCAAATCACATCGGATGGTTCTAAAGTTGAAATACAAGTCTTTTACATTGGCACCGCAAAAACGGGTGGTTTAATTTCTGGCACTAATCTCGCAAAAATTTGCGATTTAAGCGATGAATTGAATATTGGTGATGGGGCAAATACTCAATATTTATCTAAGTCTTATATTCTTAAAGATTCAATTGCTGGAAATGGATATGAGATAAATTTTGATGCAAAAGCTAGTGATGGTTTTGTCAAAATTCCACTGGCTGTCCGAAATGAGATTTTCACATCTTCAGCTGATAATCAAACTTATCGTACCTCTGGACGTGCAAGAGTACAGGTTCTAAATGGTACAACTGTAATTCATGACGCTGTATATGCAGCAGGGCAAGTTCATCATATTGATGTTGATTTTATTGCAGCGGATACAATCAAAATTAGAGTAACTTGCGAGACTTCCGTACCTACATCGATTTTATTAAGTGGTATTTTTGCTTACCGTAAATCACCAAAAACTTCTAAAGACCGTATCTTTCAAGCTGGGGATGTCGTTGCATTTCTCGGTGATTCATGGACTCAATATCCTAAAGCTCCTAATAATTTAGGTGCTATACGTCCTGATGGCTCACAATCTGATGGTATTCAAGAATTATCTGTGCGAATGAAAAATCGGTTAGATGTTTTAGGCATACCTTCGACCATGTTGAATATGGGGTTTGGCGGTCAGACTTCGCGCTGGGGCAAGTACTGGATGTACAAGATAGCTCAACTAAATCCGAAGCCGAATTTTTGTGTGATTAATTTTGGTATCAATGATTTAAATAGTGTTGCTAATCCATCTAATAATTTTTATGACTTTGATCCTGTGAATATGTTTTTAAATAAATTAGAAACTTCTGGCGGCATCAACGGGAAGATAACAAGTCACGCTGAATGGGAACAGAATTTAATTTCTATTTGTAATTACATGATATCAAAAGGTATTAAGCCAATTGTATTAATGCCTACACAAACGGCTTCAGTCTCTCAATCTCAAGGTGCGCGTTTATATCAACTCAACCGTATTGCTGCTGGATTTAACACATGAAAAATTTAGAAGCAGTTCAAGAGGCTTTGACTTGGCTGGGTACTCCTTATCACCATCAAGGCCGCGTTAAAGGTGTTGGTGTGGACTGCGGAACATTGATTTGTGAGGTCTACGAGAAAGTAGGCCTTATGGACCATTTAGATCCACGGCCATACCCGCCAGACTGGCACTTGCACCAGATGGGGCAACGTTATCTAGAGCTCATTTTAGGTGTATGTGATCCAGTAGAAGGGCCACCGCAACCGGGTGATATTGTTCTATATCATTTCGGCAAATGCATTAGTCATGGTGCTATTGTCATTGATTGGCCGCAGGTCATTCATAGTTATATCCATCAAGGCGTGATTATCCAAGATGGAACCAAAGGAAGTTTAGCCCGCCGTATAGCGGGCTTTTTTCGTATGAAGAGGCTGAAAAAATAATGGGTGGATTATTTGGCGGTACCACGATTAGTACTACTGATACCCGTATTAACTCTATGCGGATTCAACAATCAGCTTACGGGCTTTGTCAGCCTTTGGTTTATGGCAAAACCCGCGTAGCTGCAAACATGTTTTGGTACGGAGATTTTCTAGCAACGCCTCATACTACGGTTGAGAAGTCTGGTGGTAAGGGTGGGAGCACTAAAACCAGTAATACTACATTTAGTTATAGTGCCTCCCTCATGCTTGGGTTGTGTGAGAACCAGATTAAAAGGATTGGCTTGATTTGGGTTGATAAAGATCAGTACATACCTAAACAAGAAGGATCTATTACATTAGATCCAATCGATCAGCTAAAGTTTGAATTATATGATGGGAATGGTAACCCGCCGTGGGGCTGGCTAGTATCGAAACATCCTGATCAGGCAATCAACTATCCTTATCTTGGATATGTGGCATGTGCTAATTATGAGATGGGAAATAGTGCCAGTCTTGCAAATCATAACTTTGAAGTGATTAGCACAATTACGTTGTCAGATACCATTGATGATGCTAATCCGGCTGATGTGATTGAAGACTTTATTACGCATCCTAGGCACGGCGCATCACCTAATTTAAACATGGCAGATTTAGAAGAGTTTCGCACTTATTGCCGTGCAGCCAACCTTTTAATTAGTCCGGCATTCACAGAACAACGCCCAGCATATGAAACGATCAATGAGATTGTAGAAGCGGTAAATTGTGCCGTGGTACCAAGCCCAGACGGATTAAAAATTAGATCCTTTGGTGATTCTGCAATTACAGGAAACGGCGTTACTTTTACGCCGGATCTCACACCGGTTTATCACTTAACTGATGATGATTTTATTAGTGATGATGAACCAGTACGGGTGCGCCGAAGTCGTGATACTGATGCTTATAATCATGTGCAGATTGAATACATCAACCGATACAATCAGTACAACACCGAAACAACCGAGGCGAAGGATCAAGCAAATATTGAAATGTTCGGTTTGCGTACTGAAGATCCAGTCGAAAGCCATTACTTTTGTGAGCCTAAAATAGCCCGTCATGCTGCACAGCTTCGCTTACAACGATTGCTTTATGTACGTAACGAATATGAGTTTACTTTGGGCTGGAAGTACTGCCGGTTAGAGCCAATGGATATTGTCACAATTACAGATGAGGCATTGGGCTTAAATCAGTTTCCTGTACGTATCACACGTATTGAGGAAGATGAATTTGGTGAATTAACTATCACGGCTGAGGAGTTGGCCATAGGTTCAAGATCTGCCATTGAATACGACTCACAAGCATCTAATGGCTATCAAGGCGGTAATGAGGAAGCTGGTAATGTGAATGCTCCAGCTATCTTTGAACCTCCGCTAGATCTTACTGATGGAAAGAATCAAGTATGGGTGGCTGTTTCAGGTGGGATTAATTGGGGTGGCTGCAACGTTTGGGCCAGTCTTGATAATACGACCTATGAAATGATTGGTACTATTTACGGATCCGCACGATACGGTCAACTTGTAACGGCCATCGATGCAGATGATACCGCCTTGCAAGTTGAGCTAAATACAGCAAGTCGTATCTTCAGCGGAACATTACAAGATGCTCAAGCCGATCAAACTCTTTGTAAAGTCGGTGACGAGTATTTTAATTATCAAGTGGCCACATTAAACGGAACAGGCCTTTATACGTTAAGTGATGTTCTGCGGGGGCGTTTTGATGATGCTCAGATTCATAACGCTGGTGAGCCTTTTGTACGTCTTGATCGGGCTATCTTTGAATATCCATATAATGAAAATCTGGTGAGTAAACAGATCTTTTTAAAGTTCACAAGCTTTAATGGATTGGAACGAAAAGAACAAACATTAGATGAGGTAACAGCATACAGCTATACATTATCAGGTGGACGTCCAGCTGGTGTTAAAGGTCTTTCACTTCAATCACCGTTTGTGGGTACCACGTTCAAAGTTCAGTGGCAAAGCTCAACTGGTGCCGATGGCTATCGTGTGCAAGTCTGGTCGAATGGTGCAATGATTCGGCAAGTTGATACAACTAATACTGATTATAGCTATTCGATAGAAGAGGCAAAGCAGGATGGTATAGGCCGAGCTTATACAATACGTGTAGCTAGTAAGAACGGCGACCAGTTCAGCACCTATGCTGAATTAAGTATTAGTAATCCTGTGCCGCCTGTACTTCTGAATGTTTATACAGCTGCTACGAAAGATTCTATTACCGTGAATTGGGTACCGAGCGAAGTACCAGACCTTAAAGATTATGCGGTATGGCTCAGCAGCACTTCTAATTTTGATCCAACTCAAACGCTGCCTACATGGACCGGCACAGATTTAACAACCACTTTTGGAGGGTTACAGCCAACAACCCTATATTACATCCGTGTTGCTGTACGTGATGTATGGGAAAACACAGTCTGGAACTATACAAATCAGATTACTCAAAGTACTTCTGAAGCTTAATTTTTTAATTAATTCATAGCACCCAAACGGGTGCTTTTTTTTGCCTAAATTCTGGAGAAATGAAATGGCAGATCATGCAGCAAGTAGTGTTGCAGAGGTGGCAGCAGGGGCGGCAACAAAGGCAACGTATGCAACTTATACGGGAGCAGGAGCAAGTATTTTGGGGTTTATTACATCAATTGATTGGGTCGCTTTAACGGGTCTTTTAGTTGCGGTAGTCGGTTTTCTTTTAAATGCTTATTTTCAATTTAAGCGAAATAAGCGTGAAGAGCTTGAGTCGATGTTGCGTATTCAGAGAGAGCAAGATTTGCACGAGCTAGAAATGAAAAAATTAAATGGTGAATGTAATGTCAAACAAGACTAAATATGTTGTTGGATCTTTAGTGGTTTCGGCCACTTTTTTTATGTCTTTAATTGGGTATGAAGGTTACAGCTCAAAGCCTTATTTAGACAGCGGAAAAGTTGCCACAATTGGCATAGGTTCAACAAAATATGAAAACGGTTCTACAGTCAAAATGACTGATAAACCAATTACAAAAGAGCGCGCAATCCAAATATCGAAGGTGCACATTTCAAAAGATGAGATTGCTTTTCGCAAATCGTTGCAAGGTGTGAAACTAACTCAAACTGAATATGATGTTTATTTAGACTTTGTTTACAATTTCGGACAAAGCAATTGGAGTCAATCTTCAATGCGCCGTCTACTACTTCAAAGCAAGCCACGCCAAGCGTGTGACGCGCTTTTGAAGTGGAAGTATGTTGCAAAGCGCGATTGTTCAATTCGCTCTAATGGCTGTTATGGAGTGTGGACTAGACAACTAGACAGGCACCAAAAATGTATAAGTGTAAACTAGCTGCTTTAATGCTTTACATTCTATTGTCAGGGTGCTCAGCTCATACGATCAATAGCAATGTTAGAGTTGGAATCTGCGTAAAAGCCCTCTAAGGAGGGCTATACTATTTAGTTAAATCTTTCAGCTTCGTGACTATTTTTGTTATTTCTTCTAACTTTTTGTCAATACTTGAAAAATCAACATCGTTGTTGTCTGGAGAATTCTGATTATGAGCCCCTATAAAATAAATTGGAGCAAGTTTTATAAGTAAATCTTTTCTTTGTTCTACTGATAACTCATTCATATATTTTGGTAGTGCATTAAGTTCTAGATACCGTATATTATAAAAATCATAAAGTTTCTTAGTTTGATGGTAGTCTTTAATTAGGTAGGTTAATAAGGCACTTAGTGTGAAAACTATTGAAAGAAAAGTTATAAATGTAAAGATATTGTCGAAACTATCATTAAAGAATATTAATAAAATAGACTTTAATACGAAAATTAAAACTATACCCAAAAAAATCTGAATAATTATTTTATTTAGTCTTTCAATTTTAAATTTTAATTTTTCTGCTTCTTCAGAATAATTGTAAAGAACAATTGAATTGGTGTTTTTTGTTATATTTAGTTTTACATCTTGGACAATTTCTTTAGCTTCCTCTAGTTGTTTAGCTACGTCATCATTTAATATTTTTTGTCTTTTTTCTTCCTCTAGTTGTCTAGCCATATCATCATTAAGTCTTTTTTGTTCAAAAATAATAAACTTATCATAAAGATCTCTTATTTTTTTTGAAGCCTCTAATTTATTATTATTAATAAGATAATTATAAATATCCAAATAGTTATTGAAAATTTCGTTTACTTTATTTGGTCTATTATAATTTAAATAATTTCGAAGAAGTTCAAAAAAATCATCTGGAAGATTAATTTTTGATTTATCAATTTCTTGATTTGTTAAAAACATTAATTCATCAAACTCTGATTCAGATCTTTCTCGATCGAATATCTCAACAAATTCTGATTTTTCAAGTCTTCCAAGTTTTTTAATTTCGTCTGATAATTTGTTTACTATATTAAGATCAAATAATGTACTTTGATTGAAATTTTGATGGACTTTTAGAACAAGTTTACTGATTGATTTTATTGTGTCGGTAGAATTAATAATAGTGTCAGTTGAATAGAAAATTTGTTTAACTCTCATTTTGTCCATTATTGGAATTAACTCGCCATTAATCAAATGTGACCAAGTATCCTTTAGACTAGTATCCCAATTTTGAGTCTCATATGATTCTAAATCTTTATATAAATTATCTAAAACTTTGCCAAACTCTATAACACTTTCAAGATGCATACTCATAAATCTACTCAACTTTAATTTTTTCTGGTTTGATTTGTACTACTTTTTAGGATGCAAAGCACATGTAATCAAAACCAGTGTTATATTTTAGATTCTAATTTATTTGAAATATCAACGATTATTTCATCAATTTCAGAAATTATCTCTCTTCTTGTATCTAAGAATTTAGCCAAAGCGCTAGGATCATTTTTTTCATGTCTTGAAAGGATGTGGTTTTTAATAAGATCACTTGAAAGATCAAATAAGGAAAATATTTTATTATTATCATATTTTAACCTAATCAGTGATTCATTTACTTTGCTTAAGGAGTTTCCAATAATTTCGAGGTTATCACCATCCGGACCTTTACCGGGAGGAATTAAATTATCAATTACTATTTTAAATTCTTTAAGAATAATTAAAGTGCTTTCATGATTATCCTTATTGGTTTTGAATTGTTCTTGGATTTTCCATATGTCCAAAGATATGATAAGGCCTATTACACCAATTACCCCAATAGTTATAGACAAAAAATCACTTATAGGTAATACCTCTAGACAATAGTGTGTTCTACAATAAATTCCTGTCGATTTTTGAACTAATACATAAAAATAATAATATAATATTAAAGATGTCACCAATGAAAAGATGGAAACAATTACTAAATTCTTTTTTGTAGGTAGCATTGTATTTCTTTAGAGTTTTAAAAGTCTTATATTTTAATTATTAGTTTAAAAAAAACAATATGTTGATGGTCTTAATTAACGCTCAATAACTCATCCCATCTAAACGGATTCCTACTAAGTTTATCTCTAGACATCGACCAGTTCCGATTGGGTACAAAACAAGGTCCGACCCCTAATTTCTTCTTTCCAAACTTGCTATGGATACTATCCATAGCCTGCATCAAACATTCCTTTTTCTCTATATGCTCGAAGTCAGTCAATAGGTCATAAGTGTGGCCAGACTTTGGCTCTATTCCTGTTAGTATTACGCCACATTTCTTGTATTTAATGCCTTCTTTATAAATTTCACTAACCAATCGTGTCGCTGCTTTAACAAAATCAATTGCGCAATCAGTTGGTTCTGAAAATGAGCCCGTAATAGATTTATTGTAGAACGGTACATTCTGATCAAAAGGATTAGATTGAACAAAAGCAATCATACAACCACAAAGCAGTTCTTCATCTCTTAAGCGCTTACACGCATCTTGAGCATACATTGAGATAGCTTCTTTTAGATCTGTCAGTTCAGTTACGCGACCACCGAAAGACCTAGAGGCAACTATCTGCTTTTTTGAGGGGGGAGTGTGCTCGATCTCAATGCATGAGATTCCCTGAAGCTCGTAGATTGTTCTGGCCATCACAATTGAAAACTTTTTCTGCATCTCTCTCGGCTCAGCACAGGCTAAATCAAGCACCGTATTAATTCCTAAGCTTTGCAACTTTTTTGAATGCTTACGGCCAACACCCCAAACCTCTGAAACACCGATGAGTGAAAAGTAATACTCTTTGTTGCATGGATCCATGTTCACGAGATCGCACACACTGTTAAAGCCGGGGTTTTTCTTTGCCATGTGATTTGCAATTTTAGATTCTGTTTTACTTCTGCCAATACCGACGCAAACTGGTAAGCCAAGCCACTTCCAGATTTGTTGACGCATCTCTTGGCCAACCTTCTCTAAATCAAAGTTCTTCTCATAAGCTGTGAAATCAACAAAGCACTCATCAATCGAGTATGGCTCTACTTCTTCATCAGTTACGTACGAGCTTAGAATCTTGTGAAAACGTCTCGACATTTCTGCGTACATTGCATAATTGCTTGAAAGTACGATTACATTATGCTGCTGAACAATGTTTTTAATTTGAAAAAGTGGCACGCCCATTTTTATATTTAAGGATTTCGACTCATTGCTACGCGCCACGGCGCACCCATCGTTATTGCTGAGAACAATCACAGGCTTATTGTTCAAACTTGGGTCAAAGACTCTCTCACATGAGACATACATATTATTGACATCTATGAGAAAAAAGACTTTATTCTCATGTTTCATGATTTTCTAATCATTTTAATAATGCAGGTAACAACGCCCCAAATTATTAATTCTTGGCCATCCTGCAAGTAAATATTTTTATAATCTGGATTTTCAGCTTTAAGCCATTTCCTAGACTCTTCAATCATAAGACGCTTAACGGTGAAATCGTTATCGATTAGCGCTACAACAATATCGCCATGTTTCGCGTCAAGGCTTCGATCGACAATCAATTCGTCATCAATATCGATACCAGCGTTGAGCATTGATAGCGAGGCAACTTTGACAATAAAGGTTGCAGTTTCATTCTTAATTAAGTGCTCATTCATGTCGAGCGCTTTATCTACATAATCTTGTGCTGGACTTGGGAAACCTGCTGAAATCTTCTCAAGTGCATAAGGGATAAGCATATGAGAGGAGGGTACAACTAGCTTGATAGACATAACATCAGACAAAGCAAAACCTTGAGTTAGATAAGGCTTTATCTGGATGATGGATGGTGCAATTTCGCTCATAGAATATCCCCTAACTTGAATTTGTAACATATTCAAGATGATATGCTAGAGCTTAGTTAAATTTCAAATTTAAAAACTTGTGGATAAATAATGACTAGTC